CCATGTTTTCGTTTAGGATTTTTACAATCATTTCATTAAGAACATCTTGACTCTTGCCATACTTGGCAGCCAACATAGTTGCAGCCAGTCCTGTAATAAAGAACTTGGCATCTTCTATCTCTCCTTCTTTGATTAAAGTATAGATACTTTCTAAAGCATTAAGGATATTAAGATACCTGTCCTCTTCTAGTTGTATACCTATCTTAAAATCAAGATGACTTACATGCTCCCAAAACCTGTCATCAAGGGGCAACACATTGTCTGATTCGTTCGTCAAGCCATTCACTTCCATTCTTAATCATCATAGAGTTTACGTCTTCGCCGTCTGGCATGCTGATGATGTTGACATTGCCTAACTCACGACTGATCTTCTTGCCAAACTCTAGCCCTGGGGCATCGCCGTCTGCTAGGACAACGACAACATCAAAGTCATCTAGAATTTTAGCATAGTGTTTCTTCCAGTTGTTAGCGCCTGGAATACCAACTGTTGGGTGTTGCGTTTTAACACTCATCATAATGCAATCGAACTCACCTTCGGTGACGCAGATATAATCATCTGCTGCAAAGACTGCTTGAGTATTAAACATAGTAGTTTCAGCACCAACTAATCCCATATACTTGGCATCATGTGTACCTGTTAGATCACGGAATCTAATATCTACTACGCCTGATGGCGTAATGTATGGGATAGCAAGTCTACCTTTATATGGTTCATGTCCTGGCAGTGGGTCTACGACCACTCCCAAGTGAAAGACTCTTGCCTCTTCTACCGAGAGTTGACGGCTTAACAGATAGTCGTTCGCGCTTTCTATTGTTGCTGCGTATCTCTGTGTTGCTTGAAGCAAGAAACTTCTCTGCGAATTGTTTAGCCTCACTAAAGTCCACTCCTTCTTTGTACATAATTAGGGAATAAGTATCGCCTTTGACGCCACAACCATGGCAGACAAAGGCGTTCTTATCAAAATTTACTGCTGCACTTGCATGTGTGTCAATGTGAAAACAACACTTCATCTTACGCCAGCCCGCACCTACTGCTGGTAGTTCTGCACCTATATAGTTTAGGTACTCTTCAATTCTTGGCTTCTCCATTAAGTGCTCTTTTCAATAAGTCTAACCACACATAGCCAGGCATGGTGCAGTACCAATCGGCAGGTCTTCCCCGTCCCTTCCTTTTGTGCCACACCACGCCTGTCCATGCTTTGTCGTTAGCCATCTCGACTATCAACTCTTCTACCCAACCACTTAAGTTCATCTTAGCGTGGTTTTTTATTTCGATTGTAACTCCAGGTATACCTGAGATGTCACCTTTGTCTAGCGTAGCACCAGCCAATCGCCTATCAGCATACTGAAAGCCGTTCTCTTTGAGGTACTTAACTACATCGCGTTCGGCTCCTGAGCCTTTGGCTTTGGCTGCGTTACTCATTATTTAGGTTGCTCTGTAATTCTATTGATTACCCATCCATTTGTTTCTAATTTTGCTGCTCGTTCTTCTGCAATTTCAAGGCTAGATGCACGAATAGTTTTTAGTTTATTTTTTTCATATAGGACTTCATACTTTGGCATTATACTCTCATTTCTACTTGTGTGTAATCTCTAACTATATCTTCTAGATGCATTGATGCTGGCTCAAATGATAAAGAGATATAGGTATTACCTGTTGGGTCTGCTTTTCCATATCTATTTTTAACTGGTGCAACACATAGATATGAGTCTACTCCTTGCATCATCTGTCCTACTGTTAACACCATAGCAGGAATCTGCGCGACCTTACCTTGCAACGCTGAGCGTGGCTGGCACGGATAACCAGGTGCACCTTCCTGTGTATGGTGTAACACTAGCACTGCTGCATTTGTATCGCGGGCTAAGTACTTAAGTTCTTTCATAACTTGTCGCATGCCAGCGAACTCTTCATGTCCATCAATTGCAATGTCCATAAGATTGTCTACTACTATAAGTGTTGGGCTTCTGCCCCATATAGTTTCGAATGCTGATACTTCCTCATCTAAATCACGTAAGGTAGGGCTTGGTTCGAATGACCAATACATATTCCCATACTCACGCAAGATAGACTCGGCTGTATCTGGTTGTGTCTTTAGCATAAGTTCTGCTTGTTGTTGTGGAATGCGTGCACGAAGTGCAAGTAATCGCATAGCCATTGTATGTGCATTAGTATCAGCAGAGAAGTATAGTGTTGGTTGTTTCAATCTTGCTGCGATATGTAATGCAATACTGGACTTGCCTGCACCAGGAGTGCCAGCAATTACAGTTACTTCTGCACGCCGTAATATAATTCCTTCTCTAGCAAAGGCTTGGAAAGGTGGCGGTAATGGTTCTCCGCCAACCTCTGCCTTGCCTACGCTACGGCGTAGTGTTTTCATATTACTGCTTTGTTTGGTCGGCTACGAACATAGCAAACTCTGCTGAGCCTGCCTTTACATATTGAGTAGCACACTTGGTTGGATCGTTTTGCTTTGCTGGGCAGAAGTGTCCTTTGTATGGACCGAACTTACCAGTCATACCATGGATACGAGTCATAGTTCCATGAGGACACATGCGTTGTCCTCCACCTGCTGGTGATGGTGCTGGTGTAAATGACTCAGATACAACTGTACCTCCGAGTGCTTGTGCTGCATAGCCAACTGCTGGATTAGTTGGTGTTGCTGTAGGTGCACTAAAACCAGTGCCACGCACTGCTTTTTCGAGTTCTTCTGTAGCAGATGCAAGTGATGCAAGTGTTAGTGCAATTGTCTGGTCAAGTTCTTCTGCATTAGATGCACGAACTGTGACTAGTGAACCTGCTGCTGACTTAACTGTGATGCTGATTGGTGCTTCTGTATGTGACATCATTCTCCTTGAAATGGGGTTGATATTTTCTTTGCTTCTCGGTGCTTGCGTACTTTCATGGCTAGTTGGATACCCTTCCAACCATGAACTAAGTCTACAAAGTGTAAGGTACATTGTCCACCACCTGCTGGTAAATGCACAATGATTCCTTTCTCTGTGTTCACGTCACCCCAAGAGCCACGGGTTGCCGTAGCAGGATCGTACGGCAAGCCGTTGGCATATACTGATAGTTGCATAGCGATCTTATTAGGATAACTAATGCTACCTGTTTTAAGGTCAGAGATAAACTTCTCACCTTTGTATTCAACAACTCTGTCTGGAGTTCCTGCTATTTTATACTTATCCAATACACAGAATTGTTCAATGTGTATGTTAGTAAAGTTCTTGGTTGCTTCAGCATATGCCTGTATGTCTGCGACATAATCTTCAGGGATAGGCCCAAGGTCTTGGCCCCTATCTAACTTTTCTGTTAGAGCATGAATAGCAGTACCAATAGTAGCCTGTCGGGTAGCACCCGCTGCTTCCATTGAATCTTCTACTAACTTATCCATCTCTAGTTTGTCTTCACGTGCTGCTGATGCAGCAAGTAAAAGGTCTGGTCGTAATGTTAAACCAGTTGCAGCCATACGTAACTTCCATGCAACTAACGCAGTGCCATCATCTAGTGAACCTGCAACTGTAGTAGTGCGTGTATATGCTACTGGCTTTCCACCTTTAGGTGGAACAACCATTGGTCTGCCGTATCTATCTCTAGGTATAACTAACTCTGCCATGTTTCTCCTTTGATTAGATACCAGTGGGGGCAGGACAAGGAGAGAGCCAAAACCTACCGCCCACTGGTTGTCCCATCATAGCATAGTTGACGGACTATGCATTGATGTCATTGCCGCAATGCGGACAAAACTTCTCTCTCTTTTTGTATACTTCATGTATTACTATGTCTTTGTAATCTTGATGTACATATACCTTACATCTATTTCTTGTTTTAATTGTGCGTACTATTGCACCTGACTGGTGCAGTACTGACAACACGCCACTTGCAGTGCCGTGATGCCATCCTGTTGCTGTGGCTAGTTCTTTCCAAGTAACACCATAATCGTTTCTGCTTTTTAAATATTTTAACGCTAACTGTTGGTTGTTTAATTCCCTGCCAGAGTAAAGATTATCTAAAGCACGCTGCTCTGATGTGTCAGTACCTGACCAGCCAGCAGTACCATCATATGGTACGTATGGATATTGTGTACTCATTACTCTTCAGTAATTTCATCTACGCTTACGTCATCAATATGAGTAGTAGCGTTATATAAATCTACGCTAATCTCATCTTGAATCTTACTGATTGCATCATCCTCATCATCAGCATCTAGGTCGCTGAAACTAACTGAGATTGTAATGCTACCTGAGTATGTAGTTTGGATTGAGTGTGATCCAATACTGTTGAGTAACTCGTTGACTTCATCAAGAGTGACTGTTGTTTCACGGTTCTCCCATTCACGCTCACTGAAGAAGTCACGTACCGTATTACGAATCGCACTGACCCGTGCTCTGGTTTCATTTGATACTTGTTGTACTGCATCTACTTCTCCTGCCTTATCAATGAAGCGCAAGACTTCGGATTCAGTATAGTTGATTACGCCATTATCTGTTGTAACTTGGATTGTATTCATGTTTCCCTCTCGTTGTTTGTTGTTGTGTTGTGCTGGTATTCGTAGGCTACTACGAACTTTACTGCTTATCACTGCTAACCAGTGTAACATTATGCAAGCACTAGGTCTAGTGCTTTGTTTTTAATACCGTCACTACGTCCACTGAGGGCGGCAACGGCAAGGCGTTCGGAGCCGCCCGATGCATAGTGGTCTGCATATTCTATCACTGCCTGCCATGCAGCGAATGCTGTACCTCTGATGTTGGCTTGTGTTTCTGATTCATTGTATATCTGCCACGCTTTGTCACGTGCAGTAGTAGCAATGGTCTGTTGTCTACGCTCACCTTGTGTGAGCAGGTGGTATGGCTTGTCTTCTACTGTAGTAGGCAATGCCCATACACGCTTGAAGTAATTGCGTACTTGCTCTGCTGATACTTCACGCTTTAGCAAACCACTTGCCGTTGTTTCATACTCTTCGATTGCTTGGTATGTAAGTTGTGTGATGTTACGAATGTCATTGACTGACAACTCTGAATTAGTTGTGTGCTTCATGACATAAGTAAACTGATTTGTTTTCTTACCTTTAATTAAGGTATTGATTTGATTAGCGCAGAACAAACGCTCAATGATAGGGCGGATACGTACTGCACATGAACCATCATGTGATGATTGTACTAGTAGGAATGCAGCATGTGGGTCATTGGCTACGTTTACACCAAGAGGTAGTTCCATAACCATCCAGATGTTAGCACCGTTGTTGTACTCACCTGCTGCTGTGTATCGTGCATCACCTGAATCTACTAGTGCATCTAGTGCACTAAATACTTCCATGTTCTGCACAATCTTATACTTGTCACCGACTACACCGATGACTGCTTCAGGTACTGCATTTTCTGGCATGAACTTAAGCACTGCTTGTTTCTTTGGTACTTCAATTCTGTGTGTGAACACATCATCAATACCAATTGGTTGTTTATATGTAGCCTGCATATCTGCTAAAGATACTGTCCAATCAAGGCCAGCCTGTCGTGCAGCCTCTGATGCAGAGCCAGCGTTAACTGCGGTGCCTGCTCTTACCCAAGCACGCTTGTTCATTTCTTTAATTACTTTATCATTATATGCTTCACTTACTTGTTGCATTCTCTTCTCCTTTTACCATGATGCTCGATATTCGAACTCTTGGTCTTCAGTACTGTTGTCTATGATTTCATTTAGTTTTGTTAGTGTTTCTCTGATGTCGCTCCAGTACCATTCATCTATTTCAGTACTTCCGAAAAAGAATCCTGATGCTGGTGGCAATAGTTCCATTGCTGTACCTATTGTACCTTCATCTAATACTTTTTGACAATCATCACGTAACTCAATAAGTGCAGACTTATCTACACTTACTGGTGAGCAGTCATCAATATCAGTTAGTTTCATAAACCAACGATGAATAGCATTAGCCTTGCGCCAATAGGCTACCTCATGCGTTTCTTTTTGATATAGATACATATCTAAACCCATGATTACTCCTGTTCTCCAAAGATACCTGCTGTTACTTTAGGGTGTAGTTCATTACGCATCTGTCCGAATGCTTCGGCAGGCCAGCCTGCTGCAAAGACACGTGTTAATAGCATGCAAAGGGAATACTCTCCGCTAGCATTTGATAGTGTAAGAAGCGCTGCTTCTTTGTTATCCTGCTCATACTCTAGCGCAGCAAGCAAGCATGCTGGTGCATTGATATAGTTACTATCTGTTGGTGCTGCATCAAGTAGAAATGATAGTGCAGGTCTGAACTTATCTGGTGTTGATGGGTCTAGTAACCCTAACGTATAGTCACGCACCTGTATATCTGTTAGATAAAACAATAGTTGCGCTACTGTTGCTGAGTCTACATTGTCACCCTCTTTATGAGTATTAAGAAAGGCTTCAATCATTTCTGCTCCAGCACGCTGGATTGTTACGTCTTGATTGTCTATCAATGTACCCAACTCTACGAGTACATCATTGGTTGTCATTGCTGTTGTCATTTGTGCTCTCTCTTTCTGTTTGTGTTGTGTATATCCAATCCCAATCCATAGGGAATGTTTTTGCTGGTAAATAATTTATAACTGTATCTAATGCATCATCATCATTACTTGCATGCACTTTAAATACTATGCATACATCATATGTATCAGTACCAGCCATGTTTCCTCCAATGTGACCAAGCGATAGATGGCTTGCCATACTTATGATCTATGTACGCAAGCCCCTTCTCAATCTGGAGAGGGGCTGGAGTACCAGGTTTAGTGTTAAGAACTTGTGCTATTCCATAAGCAGTGGAGGTAGGGTTATCTGCTAGATGATTCCATGCTGATTCTTTACCCCATAGTTTGGTCAGTGCTTTCCATTCTGCTCTGCCCCATGTTGGGTATTCCATTGCAATGAAACCACGAGCATAAGTCTTAGACATATATGCAGTCCAATAGATTGGAGTTTTGATTTGAATATATGTAGGACTTTTCTCTAACTCATCGTGTACATGTTTGATATATCCTTTAAGGGGTATACCAATCATGCTTGCAAGTGATAGCAAGATCGTCATTGCTATTGCTTGCACCTTGCGCAGTTGTTGATTCATGCTTACTCCTAGTCATCGAAGCGTGTATCATGGGCATAGTCTGGGTCTGGCTCATTACATTCACATGTAAATATAAAGTTGCCGCAATACTCGCACTCATCTTTGAGTGCTTTGTTGTCACCGTTTAGATACTGTGGTTCACTCATCTTAGTCCTCATCTTCTTGAAGCCAAGGGCCTAGCCTATGTTGCTCGACGATAGCCCACGCAGGGGCAGAAGTCGAGCCTTTATATGATACACCTTTTGGCATATCAATCATGCAGTCAAAGTCATCATCCCAATATGCAAGGATTGCATCAACGCATGTTTGTGCCATGAACCTAGGAATAGGTGGATAGAAGTTACTTACTAGATGTATTTCTATCTGTTCTTTTAATGGTATATCTAATCCTGATATTGCTACTGCTGTTGTATGTCCCATTATGATACTGCCCTTTCGTATGATTCTGTATATGCAACTGCGTCTTTTCTGAAACGGAATCCGTCTACATATTCGTTGGTATATAGATCAAGGATCGCCCAATTAAGGGAGTAAATCTGTGAACCTTCTGAACGAGTGCTTACAAAGTAACGACCACAAGGACTGAGTATACCTCTACCATAAAAGGTATGAGGCAAGTCAGCGTAGTTTACATTGCTCCATTTAATTTGGTTACTCATAATTATTCTCCTTTACATTATCCTTCCGCATTTGTCGCACTCTAATCCTCTTACGTCATCGAGTGCATCATACTTAGTGTTCTTCCAACAATGCTTACATACAATTACGAAGTCCATTAGAATGGTACTTCTACATGTCTGTTAGCGCATGACTTTCGCCATGCTTGCAGCCTGCTCTTGAGGTATCTGTTCTGTTTTAATAGCGTATAGTTTGCAATGAATAGCAGTGCTGTCATGCATGCAACTATACTTCCGCACACAATCATAAACAATGCTTCAGTTGTAGATAGATACATAATATAATCTCCTTGTAATAGTATAACTGATGGACTCACATATGTCTGTACGTATACGGGAATTCCCGTACTAAAAGGAGAGTGAGTGACTGTGATAGCCACCCACCCTCCTGATTTTTATAGTACTTCGACTGCATATACCTCTAGTTGATAGCGGAACTCGTCTTGTCCGCCTGTCTTTGACTTGGCAACCCACTGTGTGAGTCGTCCTGTCAGTGTGACTGGGCGTGATTCTTGTGCGCCCTGTCGTGCTTGGTCGAGTTCGACCAATGTTTTGATGACTTTCGGGTCTGTAGCCTTGATGCCTACGCCTACCACATACTTAGGTGAGCCGACTGCATCGCCGTTGCTCATGCGTGGCACGTCTCGTTGGCTGATCCAGCCGATGAGTTGTGTGCCGTAGTCGTTGGTCTTGATGCTTTTGTCAGTGAACGCCTTGATTGTGCCACTAACTGTTAGTGTATTTTGTAACATGTTGCTTCTCCTTTTATAGTAGTTAGTTGGTCAGGGTTACCCCTGTCAGAAGGACAGGGGAACCCTGTTGTTTCTATATTAAGTTGTTTTCCAATGGCTTGTCGCATGATTGACAGTCATTGAATAGTTTGGGCGTGAGTATGTGGCACCATTTGCACTCAGTCTCACGCTTGCTTTGGGTGTAATCCTCTAGTTCCCATAGTTCCTCATGAACTCCGCCGTCCATGAGTTGAGCGATAGGTGGTAGGAACTCGTAACGGATCACTGTTGGTTCCTCTGGGTCAATGAACTTGACGGATAACTCTACCAGTTTGAACGGATTGTCTTCGTTCCATATTTCTTTGAACACTGGTTTTTTCTCCTTTACTCCTCTAGTCCTTACATAGGTTTGTGACGTAACCCACTCGGAAGCAGTGGGTTCGTCGCTTGTGTCGTATGACATAACCTTTCCAGGTTCGTGAAGTCTGTCCTCTTCGTGTAGGTTGTGGGCTTGGTTGTCAGCCTTAGCCTCATCTGTATCGAGGCATGTTTGACACTTCCCTACTGTGAAGCCGTCTTGCCTGTCTCGCTCGATCACCATACATTCGTAGCATGTATTGTGGACTGTGATGCCTAGTGATTCGTTCATTTGCTTACCTCCCCTTCGCTTGCCTTGCAACAAATATTGCAGTCGCAGTAGCCACCTGCATAGCATGAATTGCATGAGGTGTGTTCGCAGGTAATACACTGGTGTATGGCCTGTTCACCGCAGTTTGGACATGGTGTTTCTGTCCAGTCGATAGGTTGTACTTTCATGCGTTTGCCTCCATTCGTTCGATCAAAGCCATGATCGCATGGCCGTGGCACATTTCTGGCGAGCAGTAGCAGGCTAAATCCTTACCACTCAGAGGCTTTAACCAACTAGGCTCACGCTCTAAACGCCACTTGGCGTAGTGATAGAACTTAGATACAACCGCTTCCCTATCACCGTCTTTGCCGATGATGAAGGGGTTTCCCCACACGGTACCTCTGCCGATAGCAACTGCACCTGCAGGAGCAGAACCATTAACTACACGAACAACCTTCATGATAACTCCAATCATTAGAACCGATTCAACCATTGAATCTAATATCACCACACCATAGGTCGGAGGGAATTGTCAAGCAGTCTTTCCGCTTGACAAGGAAGGAGACCTATAGGTACAGACCATGCAACTGCCCGCAGATATATGCAGTTAAACTGGGACGCAGACATAGAGGTTTGCTGCGGCCTAGACTGTCGTCTGCTCAGCAATCCAGACTACAGTACTATAGAGCGTCAGCATTAAACAGTCTGTGGGTCTATTAGACCCCAGATTGTTTAATTTGTTTCTGACTATAGTAGAGTATCTCTACCAAAATATTTCTAGTACAGTAGTACCCCCAGTCTGAACAGGTCTTTTATATGTTTCTAAAAATAGTTTTATTAAAAGTGTTCGTTTGACCTGTTTGAACGGATTAAGTATATATAGAGACTATAATAGTTCAGAAGTCTTTTTAGAGCCTTCTTCACTCTGTTACTATAGACTGTACAAAACTGTTACAAGGCAGGTGTATTCTGTCCAAAACTAGGGGGCTAGATGACGTTCGAAAAGGGGGCAACTAACCCCAAAACTATGAAGGCAAATGCCGAAAAGCAGCAGGTGCTGGATATGGTGTCGGAGGGGATGAGCCTTCCTACTGCGATGTCCAAGGTGGGCAAGAAGCCCGATACTGCCCGCATCTGGATTATGAGAGATGCCGATTTTGCTCGTAGACTAGAGCAGGCTAAACTAGACTCTAAGTCCAATTCCCTTAAAGCCCTTGGTATCCCCAAGGAAGAGATTGCCTTCTCCCAGTTCTCAGAACTATACTTGGGGTCTAAAGTATTTCCGCATCATCAGGACTGGATTGATTTGATTGAGGGGCGCGACCCTTCTTGGCTCCACCCCGCTATGGTCTATGAGCCAGGGGATGCCACCCGTATGCTTATTAACGTACCCCCTGAGCATGCCAAGTCCACCGTCATAACGGTGAACTACTCAACCTATCGTATCGCCATCAACCCTAACGTCCGCATCATAGTGGTCTCTAAGACGTTGAACAAAGCACGCGAGTTTGTATACTCGGTTAAGAACAGGTTGTCCCATCCACGCTATGCCAAGATGCAAAATACCTTTGGTCCAGATGGCGGTTGGAAACAGGACGCAGAAACCTGGAAAGTGGATACCGTCTACCTTGGTGGCGATGCGCGAGATTCAAGTGAGAAAGACCCAACCATTCAGGCCCTTGGTATGGGCGGTCAGATTTACGGCGCACGTGCCGACCTGATTATCCTAGATGACTGCATTACTACGGCTAACGCCCATGAGTATGAGAAGCAGATCAACTGGTTGCAGAAGGAAGTTATCACCCGTCTGGGTAAAAATGGCAAGTTGCTTATCGTTGGTACCCGTATTGCTGCTACCGACTTCTATAGAGAATTGCGTGACCCGAAGTATTGGTCTAATGGCAAGTCCCCCTTTACCTATATGGGAATGCCTGCAGTATTAGAGTATAAAGAAAAGCCTAAAAACTGGGTAACGCTTTGGCCTAAATCTGACATCCCTTGGGATGGAGATGATGATGAGCCAGATGAAGATGGTTTATATCCTAAGTGGGACGGGCCAGCCCTGAACAAACGTCGCGGTGAAGTTACCGCCTCTACCTGGGCGCTGGTTTACCAGCAGGAAGATATTGCAGAGGATTCAATATTCCCTGCACCTCTGGTACAAGGTTGTATCAACGGTATGCGAAAGCGCGGTCCGTTAAATGCTGCAGTAGCAGGACATCCTGCAGATGTACGTGGATACACAATCATAGGCTTTGACCCTGCTATGACTGGCAACTCAGCCTTTGTTGTTATTAGTTACAACACTCCTGATGGACGCATTTATGTTTTAGATGCTGTTAATATGTCAGAGCCTACGCCGCAAAAGATTCGCGAGACAATTGAAGAACTTGTTCAAAAGTATAGACCTAATGAATTGCGCGTTGAAATTAACGCACACCAAAAAGGCTATGCCCTAGATGATGATTTACGTAACTGGCTTGCTCAGTATGGCTGTAATTTAAAGCCACACTTTACTGGTAAGAACAAATGGGACACAAACATTGGCGTTGCTTCTATGTCTAACTTCTTTGGCACAGTCCGAGAGGGTAAGTTTCAGAAGAATAACACAATTGAATTTCCATCAACCGAAGGCTCTGAAGGTATTAAGGCTCTTATCCAGCAGTTGATGACATGGAAACCTAACACTAAGGGTAAGACTGACTGTGTTATGGCTCTATGGTTTGCAGTATTGCGAGTTCAAGAACTTATGCAGGCTGCATCATTTACCAATCGATATAAAGAAAATCGTTGGGCTACTAAAGCACAGCGGTCAAAAAAAGTATCAGTCAACCTAGACGCTGCCTACCAAGAGCAGTGGCAAGAAATATATGGATAGGAACTACAATGGCAGCAAGACGTGACCGTTATGGACTTACGGCTAAAGAATCAAAGATTGTTTCTAAGAAAAGCAGACTTTTTGATTCTAATACACAAGGTATTGGGTTGCCACAAAAATCTAGTAAGGCAACAATTACAGGTAGAAAACCAGCAAAGCCTAAGCCAACTGCTGGTAAAGGAATAAATAAAAATGTAATTACTACTGGTGGCAAGGTTGGGCGAGCAAAAGAAAACAAAATGCGCTCAAAAATGGGATTACCTAAACTTATTACTACTGGTAAAGCAAAGGCTGCTGCAAAGATTACTAAATCTGAAGATAGAGTTCGTCGCGCTTTGCCTCCTCTTGCTGGTTCTACTGGTAAAGGCAAGTTAACTCCAAGTGGCAAACTTGCAATACTTTATCCAGATGGAAAAACTATGAATGTTGGTAAAGGAAATAATCGCGGTAAAGTTAAAACTCCTGGTGTTGCTAAAAAAAGTTCACTACAACGTGGTATTAATACTTTTGATAAAGAAATTACACAACGTGATCGTATTGACAAAAAAGAAACCAAAAAGAGCACAACGGTTAAACCTAAAACACTTAAGGTCCCAGTAAAGCCACGTGGTGGTATGGGCGGCGGCGGACTTTTCGGCGGCGGCGCAATTCGTAAGAGCAGATAAATTAATTTTAATAATCAATCGTTAGGACAATAATGTTAACAATTAAGCAGATTGCTGCGCGAGTAGAGTCGTTAAAAGACAGGTCGCGTGAGCGCGATAGCCGTCATGAAAACGTACTTGCTGTTCGCCAGGGTCACATTGCTAGCGTTTATCCAGATTTTTTTCCAGATGGTATTGATGCTAACGTAGTTGCTAACTTTATCGACATTGTTGCTCGTGACCTATCTGAGGTTATGGCTCCACTACCTGCTATCAATTGCTCTGCAATTAATCAAGCAGAAGATAAGCCACGTAAGTTTGCTGATCGCCGTACTCAGATTGCAGCAAATTATTTTGTTAATTCAGATTTACAAGTACAGATGTATACTGGTGCTGACTGGTACATCACATTTGGTTTCGTCCCATTCATTGTAGAATTCGACGAAGAAGCAGGGCTGCCACGTATTCGCATAGAAAACCCAGTGGGGGCTTACCCAGAGTTTGACCGCTATGGACGTTGCATTGCCTTTGCTAAGAAATACCGCATGACAATAGCCGAACTGGTTGCACAGTTCCCAGAACAGGAATCAGAGATTCTTGGCAATAAAGGCTATGACCAGAATATGAATGCAGATTTAACTGTTATTCGTTACTACGATAAAGAACAATCTGTTATTTACATTCCAGATCGCAACAATGCTTTGCTATCTGTAGCGGTAAACCCAGTCAAGAAGATGCTAGTCCACATTGCACGTCGCCCATCTGTTGATGGACAAATGCGTGGACAGTTTGATGACGTACTTGGTATTCAGTTGCTTCGCAATCGTTTTGCATTACTTGCAATGGAAGCAGCAGAGAAGTCAGTCCAGTCACCTATCGTCTTGCCTAGTGATGTGCAGGAGTTTGAGTTTGGTGGCGATGGTGTCATCCGCACAAACAATCCTGCTGGTGTTCGCCGTGTAGAACTTCCTATTCCTGCAGGTGCATTTAGCCAGCAGCAAACCCTACAAGCAGAACTTCGTACTGGTACTCGTTATCCAGAATCACGTACTGGAAACGTTGATGCTTCTATTATTACGGGACAAGGTGTGCAAGCACTTATGGGTGGCTTTGATACGCAGATTAAATCTGCTCAGGCTATTTTTGCTTCTACACTTAAAGATGTTATTTCAACTTGTTTTGAAACTGATGAAGTAGTATTTGATTTTAAGAAAACAATTCGTGGAGTAGATGCAGGTGCACCATATGCACTTGAGTATCTTCCATCTAAGGACGTCAAGGGTGACTACTCTGCTGATGTTCGCTATGGCATGTTGGCTGGACTTAATCCAGCACAGGGCCTTATTTTTATGCTTCAGGCGTTGGGCGGCGATTTGATTTCCGTAGACTTGGCACAGCGAGAAATGCCATTCGGAATTAACGTGACACAAGAACAAGAGAAGATTGAAGTTGAAAAACTTCGTAAGGCTCTCATTGGTTCACTGCAAGCATATACACAAACAATTCCACAAATGGCAACTCAGGGTCAAGACCCGCTACCTATCATTCAAAAAATTGCTATGGCAATTAAGGGACGTAAGGCAGGTAAGCAGATTGAAGATGTTATTGAGGAAGTGTTTACACCAGAGAATCCTCCTGCTGGAACTCCAGTTGAGCAATCCGTCCCCTCTGCTCCTGGCGCTCCAGTAGGAGGCGCTCCTGGTCAGGCTGGTCCACCAGATTTACAAATGCTGCTTAGCCGTTTGAATACAAGCGGAGAGGCAACAGGTTCGGCCCAAGTAAGACAACAGAGAGTAATCTAAGGGGGTAAGTCATGGCACCACGTAAGAAGCCAACAAATAGAACAAAAGTTAAAACAGTTCTATCTGATGATTATAGCCCGCTTGAAAAGTACTGCATTGCACTTAATGAATATTATAAGGCGCTACGTGTTGCAGGTTTTCCAGTTGATATTTCTATGAGCATGATTCAAGATAGAGACTCTTATCCTGAATGGTTGATCCCAGACCTACCAAATAAAATTAATCCATTGAAGTATGTTGACGATGATGATGAGGATGAAGACTAATGGCACAACAAGGCGGATACCGCAAGCCAGAGAACCCAGCACCCGCATCAGGCCCAGGCGCTCTTTCTCAACGTACAGATGGTGGTCCAGCGCAAGGCGCTAAGTATATGTCTGGTATGCCTTATGGCGAAAATACTATGGATCAGCAAACTGCAGCACCTATGGCTGGTAGAGCAGCAGTGCCTCCAACACCACAAATTTCTATGCCAACATCATTAATGGCTCCAACTGAGCGACCAAATGACCCCGTTACATCAGGCATTGATTTAGGCGCTGGTCCTAATAGTTCTGCACTTGGCCTACCTACAGAAGAGCCAACACTTGCTTCTACAATTCGCAGAATTGCACAGTACGACAACAGTGGTGATGCTGAACTTCTTTATGCGATTATATCTGAATATGGGTACTAATGGCTCGCATAATCAATCCCGTCGTAGGCGAGTTAAATCCTAACATTTATACTGCTGCACAATCTGCAGGTCTTAGCCCACAAGAGGCTACAGTTATTGAACAGTTTTCTTTTACTGTAAAGAATGCTAAGCGTCTACGTAATATGGATGCTAAGCAGGCTAAGCAGCAATTTGAAGCACTAGATGATGATGCAAAAAATCTTATTCGTGCTATGTACCCAGATGCTGAGTTTGCAAAAGAAGAACAGTCTTTGCTAAAGAAAACTCTTTCTGTCGGTTCAACAATTGCCAAGGGATTTTCTTCTCCAATTGTTTTGACCTTTCAGGTTGCTGGTGAATACGGCAAAGCAATTAACACACCATACTCTGCTATTCGACAGATTAATCAGGGTGCTAATCCGTTTTCATTAAAAACATGGACAACAGCCTATGCTGGTAAGCAACTCTACGATAAGGGTGCTGTAGGCCGTCTTCAAGAAAAGTATGGTCAAGAAAAGGTTTTGCTTGCTCAAGGTTTGCTTGCTGGCAAGACTCCTGGCGAAGTTGTTGAAGAATATGGCAAAGTTGATGCAAAAATTATTGAAGCAATCGCAACAGCATTTGATGAGCCAAAGAAATTTAATTTAGTTTTAGAAGATGTTAAATATGCACAAACATCACCAGGTCGTGACCTTGCTCGTAGTGCACTAGAAGCAAAGTATGACCCAGCATATAAGACTAACCCAATTCTTAAAATGTTTACTGGTGATTTAGCAGACCGTAAAGTTTTTGAAAAGTGGCAGAAAACTACTAAAAAAACTACTGGTTGGCTAGATGCTATTTATCAGTTGGCTGTAGACCCGCTTTCGTATGTTACTTTTGGTACAAGCAAGGTTGTTGGCAAAGGTGCACAGTACGCAGATATTATTACAAGAGAAGCAAAAGATGGCAACTATGTTGGAGGCATTAAGCAAGTTTTTGCTAAGCCAGATGTGCGAGAACTATGGGATGGCGAACTAGGTAAACTTATTAAAAAGTTTGCAGAAGCACCTAATAATGCTGAGAAGTCACTTACTTATCGTGAGATTGCACAGAACTATCCAGGTTTTAGCAACTTTGAAACCATAGATATACTAGCAAGAAATAAAGCATTTGATGCCGTTGGTGCAGAAAGATTCTTTTCTGATGTCGATAATGGTAATATGCTTCTTAGGGGTCGCGTAGATGGTGTTACATTTCTTCGTAATGGTGTAGCAACTGCTCGCAACCAACGCCACATTAGTGGTGGTATGGCTGCTGCAGCAGATGCGATTTTTAATCCAAGTGTTGTTTCAAAATCTACTCTTGACAAAATTGACGCACTACAGGCAAAAGGCTCAGAGGCTGCTGATATTCTTAGAACAGTCGGCGATGATATTGATAAGGGCGTAAACGTAACTGGTATTCAACGGTTTACAGATATTGATGCTGACATAAAAAAGGCCCGTCGTATTGCAGAAGTAACTGGACGCATGATGTCTCGTAACCCTGCTGGCTCTAGAATTTTGTTTGGTGAAGATTCTATTAAGACAGCCGAAACTTTCCGACTAGTTGCACGTCAGGCATTTAGCCGTGATGTGGCAGACTATGTAACATTTGAATTCTTGCAAGCATCAACTAACGACCAAGTTGTTATGTTGCGTAATCTATATGCAACTATTATGCACCGATATGGTCTACATGGCACACCAGAAGGCCGTGCCTTTATGGATGAAATTCTAAACAAGACATTTAATAACCAGTCTGGTATGACAGCCGTTGCCAGAACAGAAGTTCCTACAGAGTTTTTAGATGATGTAAGCGAACACGTACTTCGTATTGAAAACGATGTACCATTTTTGCAGGCACGTGGTGCTATTCAGCCTAGCCAGTTGGCAGAAGGTGTAGCAGTTCTTCCTTACGAAGAAATTATTCAGGTTGCTGCAATGACAAGACGCAAGAATTCCATTCCTGCGCTATTTGATGGTGCCACTCGTAACAAATATATTAGCGAGTTTGTAAACTTTTGGACAATCTACACACTCTTCCCACGTCTAGGTATTCGTTCTGCTATTGATGAAACCTTTATGTATGCTCTTAGTGCTCCAGCACAAGACCTACTTAACTTTGCTCGACCATCTATTCGCAAAGAAAGAGCAGTTCTTACTGCATTAACTGGTTCTAAGGCAGCAGTTGGACCAATTAAGCGTGCCCTTAATAAAGCATTTCGTAAAGGTGGAGCAGAAGAACGTTTATCTATAGAAGAACGTATTCGTATTCCACAGGAGATTGCCGATAAGTTTGGTGTTCCAGTAGAAGAAGTTACGAACATGATGATTCGTGAAGAAACTGTAAGCCGAGTCTTTGCTATGTATGGTGTAGATGATGCAGTCGGTAACTTTAAATGGCTTAAAGAAGCATTTGTTTATCACCCAGATACTTTAAACTCTATGGCATCATCTATGGGTGCTCGTTCATCTCTTTCTGGACGTATTGATAAAGAAATTATTGATGCTGTTTTTACAGAAAGTACTTTATCGCAAGCACTTGCAGATGTTTCCGTTAAGGTTGGACGCAAGTTTCGCCCATTGCCAGCAGAACAACTACGTCGAGTAAACGACAAGTATCTAACACTTGCACACTTTGACCAGTTCTTCCGTAGATTTGTTGCTAACTCACGAACAATAGCACCTGGGGTTGTAGTAGACCCAGTAACAGCATTCTTCCGCAATAATGGTCTACGCACCTCACAAGATTTTGCAATTGCTCGTACTGAAATGTTAGAAATTATTGGCATTAAGTATGACTATCAAATTCGTCAGTTCTTTATTGACCCAAAGCGTGCCGATGATGTTAAGAAATTCCTTAATGAGTTTGGTGATACCACTGGTTTCCGCCAACGTGGAATTGCAGATGCAGATATTGCACGAATCCACGTTGAAACAATGCTACTAGACATGCGTACTGCATTTCATGGTGGTCCTAAGTCTTTTAACGAAGAACTATTTAACCTTGTTGCTGCAAAGCATAATGCTTTGGTTAAGTATGAAATGGAATCTGGTGCTAAAGTTGCTGGTAAATGGCCTAAGTCAAGTGGCAATATTTCATTTGAAGAATTTGAAAAGGCTACAGTGGGCAAACGTCTACAGGGTGACATTAATACAGCCATTGAGTTTACTGAATTAATTCCAAAGCGCGAATTAGAAAGCCTTTGGGCACGACATGGCAACTTTCTTATGGAGCAGATGGACCGCCAGGTAACTGGTATCTTCCGTCAGCCAGCGGTTATATCTACATATACACGTTTACGTGAAGGATACACTGGGTTTCAGGCTGAGGCTGTTCGTGCAACAAAAAAGTCTCTTCTTGAAGAAAACAAGAATATGACAGAAGAAGTTGCACAGCGTATTGCAGAAGAAACAGCATCTAAGCGATATACAGAAATTGCTATGAATGAGGCTGTTGATTCGGTTCTTAAGTATGTAGATAACCCAGCAATTCGTTCTAACTTTGCTGTATCTACTAGAACAGTTGCGCGTTTTTATCGTGCTACAGAAGACTTCTGGCGACGCTATTATCGTCTTATGCGTGAAAAGCCGCTACAGGTTATCTATCGTATGCGTTTAGCACATCAAGGATTATCTGCTCGTGGTGAAATTTACTATGATGATGACAACGAGCCATATGTAATTCTACCTACAGATACCATTATTAACACAGCAGTTGAACCAGTAATGCGTAAACTAACTGGTGGTGCATTTAAGGTTCCACAGTTTAATGATGTTACTCTTAAACTACGTTTGGTTAACCCATCGTTTTCTCCAGATGCTGGCGCATTTAGCCTTAGCGGACCAGTTGCAGCCCTATCCTTTATTGGTTTTAGGTCACTGCTTGGCTATGCTCCAGGGCCTTTAGATGCCCCTGCTGAGTACATTGCAGATGAACTAGATACCTATGCACTAGGTTATCTTGGAGATAACATTACAGTTCAACGTGCTGTTTGGCCACTGTTTTTGCAGAATGTTCGAGATATATTGCCACGTCAAGAAATGACGCGTCAAGAAGTAACGGCTGCATTTCAGGCTATTGCATACATCCAGGCATTTGGCTCACCAGATATTCAGTTACCTGATAATGCAACTGATGAGCAGAAGGCTGAATTCATCAAGACCATTAAGATTGCAGCACATAACGTAATTGCAGCCCGTGCTTTGCTTGGTATGATTTCACCAATCTCACCAACACTGCGTGAATCTAAGGGTGTGCCAAGTTATATCAAGGCAACTGGCATTACAAGTATGCGTGCTGAGTTCTTTGATATTCTTGCTGGTATTGAAAAGACTGAATCTGATGAAGTCTTTGACCCATATGAACTAGCAGTAGCCATGTTTGTGGGTAAGAACCCACGTAAGATTATCTACACAGTATCTCGTAGCGAGAAGAACACTAAGGTTCTTATTGATAAGACAGATGCTGTAAAGAAGTGGTCTTTGTTTAACAAGAAGGCTATTGATACCTATGGTGAAGCAGCCTATATTTTTGCTCCACAAATTGGAGATTACACAGCAGATGCCTACAATTGGCTAGAGGCTAATCAGTTTATTCAAAGCCCAAGTCTTGAAAAGTATCTAGATGATGTTCAGATTTCTAGGGCTAAGCAGCAGTACTTTGATATTGAAAGACAAGAACGCGAACTTCTTGCAAATGAAGCCAGCATTCCAGCCCGTCGAACAATTATTAATCGTGCAACCGCTGCTAGACAACAAATTAAAAATGCTAATCCATTACTTAATTTAGCACTTCAAACAGGTGGCTTTGAAATAGCAACAGAAGAAAAACTATTTAGTTCTGTAGAGCAAATGCTTTTAAATTCAGATGCACCTATTCAAACTGCTACTAGAAAAAGAATGGTAACTGCTGCAAAATTAATTCGCGAATACATGTCTTTTTCTAATGACCCAGAGATGAGACTTATCTGGAACTTTACAGATGCTAAGCGTTCTAAGCGTGAAGCAATTGAACAGGTTCTTGAAACTTTAGTACAGGTAGACCCAGCAGTTCGTGAAGCGAATAGGGCTATCTTCTCATCAATCCTTAAATTCTACTCACGTGATACATACACAATCGGAGGCAACTAATGGCTGACAATACACAGACGTTAAAGGATATGGCCGAAGATTTTGGTGGAGCCAATGCAAGGTATAAAGTTACTCAGGCTGGTA